ACCTGACTTCCATTGTGTTACATCTTCCTGCAGATCACATTCCCATTCGCCCCAATGTAGCTTGTCGTGTTCAATTGCTTGCTCAACAAAGCTGGAGTAGTTGAAGGGTTTGTACGCTGCTGATTGTGTTAATAAACTCATATGTTACCCCTGACAACTTAAGCAGTCGTCTTCTAGTTCTTGTGTTGCAAAGTCAGCTAAGGCTACTCTAGTAGGCTTTACGCTTACTGTGTCGGCTTTAGAGCCTGCGCTAGTGCGTAAGTAGTACAAACCCTTAAGCTTCTTGTTGAAAGCCCTGAGGTGCACTTCATTAACGTATGCCTTATCGGTACCAGCAGGGAAGAATAGGTTAACACTCTGTCCTTGGCAAATGTAAGGTTGTCGTCCTGCTGCATGGTCAATTACCCATCGCTGGTCTAACTCAAAGGCAGTCTTGTAGATCTCCTTATCCCAATCATCTAACCAATCTAGATGCTGTACGCTTCCTTCGTTAAGTACAATAGACTTCCATTGCTCTGCTACCCATTCTTCGTCATCATAGGCTTCACGTATGACTGCATCTAAATACTTGTTCTGCACTAAGTGAGCGCCTACCCTAGTCCTGTGCGTAAAGGCATTAGACTTCAATGGCTCTATACTAGCACTGCAACCTGTGATGATTGACGAGTTAGCGTTAGGTGCTACAGCTAATAGGTGTGAGTTACGTACACCCTCGACATCAGGACATGCACCACGTTCTTCTGCTAGATATACAGTAGCTGCTTTAGCTTGAGCTTTGATATGCGTAAACATCTCAGTGTTGTATGAGGTAGCCATAGGGGACTCCCAAGGTATCCCTGCACGTTGTAAGGCACTGTGGAACCCCATTGCACCTAGTCCTAGTGAACGCTCTTGTGTGGCACTGTAGACAGCCTTACGGAGTTCTTTGGGTGCATGGAAACAGAAGAAGCTGATTACGTTATCAAGCATCTCAATTAGGTCAGCAACCATAGTAGTGTCTTTCCACTCAGCGTAGTACTCTAAGTTAACACTGGATAGGCAACACACTGCTGTACGGTCTTCAGAAGTCGGTAGGTGGATCTCATTGCACAGGTTGGAACCGTGGATCTGTAAACCTTTCTCTTTCATAGCTGGTGGTAGCTGCCTGTTAGCCTCATCAATGAAGTTAAGGTAAGGCTCACCAGTACGGAAGCGAGTTTCAATTAGGCGTTCCCATAGCTCACGGGCTGGCACTGAGTCACGTACAGTCAGATCAGCAGGGTCAATCAAGTCCCAAGTAGCATCAGCATTGACAGCATCCATGAATGAATCGGGAATGTTTACAGCGTTGTGAATATTGAACGCCTTACGGTTGGGGTCACCACCTGTGGGTACACGGATGTTAATGAACTCAACAATGTCTGGGTGACTTACATCCATGTAGGCAGCGTAAGAACCCTTGCGAGTCTTACCTTGCCTGTAGGCAGTCATATCACTATCTACAGTCTTTAGGAAAGGTATAGGCGAAGGAGCCACGTCACTAACAGAACGTATATCGCTCCAATGACCACCCACCCCACCACCCTTGACGGAAAGCCATCGTAGTTCAGTAGTGTGACCGATAAGGCCATCGAGAGAGTCAGGTACATAAGATAGGAAACAACTAATAGGTAATCCACGGACTTTCTCTCCTTGTGCTGGTGCATTAGATAGTAGGGGTGAAGAGAACATGAACCAGCCTTTACTGGCATAGTCATAGATTCTCTGGGCTAAGTCATAGTCGTTACGGCAGAATGCAGTAGCTGCTCTAGCATATGCATCTTGTGGGTCCTCACCTTCACGACAGTAGTAATCTTTTAGAAGTGTTGCTGCTTGCTCAGATAGCACTGAGTTGCGTGTGTAGTCAATCTCTATTGTCATTTATCCAGTCCTGTGTCTTGTAGATTCCGGGGAAGCCTGTTAGGCGTTCTCCAGTCTCGGTGTTTAATAAGGTGGGTACTGAACGTACTTTGTGTGTTACTGCTGCAGCTATATCTGTGGCAAGGTCAACTTCTTGGTATTCTACTTCTAAGTTATCCAGTACTTGCCCCACTGCGGCACAAGGTGCACACCCCTTTGTCATGAACTTAATCAGTGCCATTATCTTCCCCTTCACGTTCCATTATTTTATACTCCACCAGCTGATCTACCTGATTAGCTAGTGCTTCTATTTCTTTGTCATCTAAGAGATACATAAGGAGCAATGGTTGTCCCTGTATGTAATCTACTGCGGCAGACTTAAGCCACTTCTTTGTTTCTATTGTCATTTTAGTTACCACCCATTGTGTAATATCTGTCGAATGCTTTGGTTATCTCACGACAGAAGATTGAACGTACTATATCGTCAGGGTTATTGAAGTCAGTTACACCAATATTATCAGAGACTTCTGGTAGTGATGAATCCTTATGCATGTCTATTAGAAGCTTTAGTCCAGACTTTGAGCCTAAACGAGCTTGAGGTATGTCACCACAGACTACAACTTTAGAGTCTTTTCCGATCCGTTTAAGGAACATCTCTATCTCTTTAGGTGTTGTGTGCTGAGCTTCATCTAAGATTACAAAAGAGTTATCAAAGGTACGACCTTGCATGTATTCAAAGGGTACTACCTGAATATTACCAGCCTGTAACGCTTTCTCGAAGTTACCATTGAGATGCTTACGTAATATATCAGTATAAGGGGTGATCCAAGGTGCCATCTTATCCAGTTCTTCTCCGGGAAGGAACCCTATTGATTTGGAGTCTGAAACGTTAGGTCGGCATAAGACTATACGGCTGTCTCTGTTGTCAATCATAAATTGAGCAGCGCATGTAGATGCGATATATGTCTTTCCCGAACCTGCAAAGCCTGTACCCACTGACACTACGTTATCATCTATTGAGTTGATGTAGTGTGATTGATTCTGCGACAAGGCCTGTAGGCCCAACGAGTTACTCGGTACTTTCTTCTTCTTCTGAGTCTTCTTCAATCTTCTACCCCTCCAATAACTAATTTGATTTCAATGGAGTCACCTTCTGCTTCTTCCACTGCCTTACGGACACTTATATACAGCTCAGATTCAGTATCTATGTCATTCTTACTGACTATCCAGAAATTATACACAGGGCTCAGTATGAAGAGTACGATGCAGAGAACACAGATAGTGCTGAGGATAACCATAGTATATCCTATGATAAAATCAATCATTTAACTTTACCCCCTCCAATGACTAATTGTACTTCAATGGATTCACCTTCTGCTTCTTCTACTGCCTTGAGGATACTCTTGTACAACTCAGATTCAGTATCTATGTTATTCTTATTGATCATCCAGTACTCATACATAGGACTCAGTATGAAGAGTACGATGCAGGAGAACACAGCTAGTGCTGAGGATAACCATAGTATCTCTATAATAAAATCAATCATTTAGCTTCACTCCTATCAAAGAACTCTAATTGCATTTCTAAACAATGGATAGCCTTGGTGATATCTTGACGGTGGGTACCTTTCTCCCGTGTTAGGTACTTACCTACTTTAGTATATATAGAAGCACGTAGCCCAGCATATCCAAAGTTCTGGAAGGTAGCCTCTAGTGGCTCAACACCCTGTTGGTTGTAGTGCTGCCCACCTATCTGCTTATCTGTAGCTTTCTGTACAGGTGCTTTCTTCATAATATCGTGCCACTCCTCACTAGGCACATACCCAGTGAGTCCCTCGGTATCCCCGAAGTCATCAAACCATTTCTCACTCATACTATGTCACCTTGTTTGCTTGATAGATTGCCTCAGCGAAGCCCCTAGGGGTTGCACTGCGGATGTTTTTAGTTTTAATAGACTTACCACCCAGCTTAGCATGTTGTGTACTATTACCGAAGTTGTGGCACTCTACAGGTTTCTTCTCTGGCATGATGAAATCACCACCAGTCCATAAGCAGGTACGCTTTGAGTATGCATCCATTGGAGCAATGTACTCAGGGTACAGAGGGTGAACCTCCTGTCCTGCTTTGATGTAACCACCGTATTCATAGGGGTGGAAACGGTAGTCTGGCTTACGCCATTGGGTAGCCAGCACTGATACTGGATTCTCTATGTAGAAAGGCACACCCCAGCTCTTGAACATCTGTGAACACCTTACGGCATTCTGTACAGCTTTCTTTTGGAACTCGGGGTCTTTCTCTGCCTTAGCCTTGAACCATGCAGCACCTGATACTGCTAAGTCGGTACAGACAGGGAACGCCATAGCAAAGATAACATCTTCATTCAAGTGTTCTTCGTGTAGAAGCACATTAGTTTCAACGTTATATAGGTCTGCCTTGAGGTAGTGAATAGAACCACCACCTGCAACAAGCTCTACCTTAGATCCTTCATGT